CACTGTTAACTTTTCTCAGTTCAAAGGTAGGGTCTTTTCCATTGGAATCGACTTCCCGCCGTACCACGAAATGGTTAAATCAAAACTTGACTCGGCTAAAAAAGAAGTTCAACCAGAATGGCACGATGTAGACTTAGACAATCTTGAAAGAATGTATAATCAAGCAGTGAGAATAGACTATCCTAATCCTACACGTAAAGTAGTAATAGGAGATAGTCATTCAATTTGTATGTATCGTCCAGGTTGGACTGTTAATAGCGTTCCATTTAAAACTTTGAATGGAGCAATCAATGATGGATTTGATACTTTTATACCACATGAATACGATGAGCTAGAATGTTACTTTGGTAATATCGATGTTCGTCATCATGCAATACGATTAGAACAAAAGGTTGAAGATTTAGCAGATAGATATATTGAAGAGGCAAGTAAGTATAAAGCTAAGATTTATGAGTTGCTTCCAATTGAAGATGTCAGTAGACGAATACCACAATCAGGTTTCTATAAAGGACAGCCATTTTATGGTTCGTGGAAAGAAAGAAACGATTGGAGAAATCAATTCAATGACTATATTGAAAAAGAATATGGTATCATAAGATGGACAAAATATCTATATAATGATGAAGGCAAACTCGATTTTAAATATATGGAGAAGCCGCAATCAATACATTTATCAAGAGAGTTCTATCCATATTGGAATGGAATGGAACCACAAGGATTAGAGGAATTTTTCGGATGAGTTATGCAAGCATAGTGCCACTTATAGGTGGAGAAACAATAGCAATGGAGAATGTCTTTGGAGAAAAGCCAAAGTATTTCTTAACGTTTGATGGGTTTCAAGCAAATGAATCTCACATAAACAATTATTATAACCATAAGGTCCCATATTTGAACCTCTCAGAGGGAGCGAGTTACACAGAAAAAGTTGATGTGATTAATACTGTATGCCCATGTGCAGGGCTGAGCTCACTTAGTCCATCTGCTTCAAGTAATAATCCTATGAACGAATGGATGTATAAGTCTGCCGAATATGTACTTGGTGAGGTTCAACCAAAGGTTTTTTGGGGAGAGAATGCTCCTAGGTTAGCAAGTAAGATGGGAGAACCAGTAGTTCGAAGATTAAGAAAGATTGGAGAAGAACATGGTTATACATTTAGTATCTTTAAAACAAAATCAATTCTACATGGCTTAAGTCAAGTAAGAGATCGTACATTTTATTTCTTTTGGAAAGGAGATCAAGTACCACTCTTTGATTATGTATTAGAAAAACCAACTATGATTGCTGATGATATAAGAGAAGTTAAAAGATGCGATGATGATCCTATGAGTCAAATACTTTGTAATGATAAGATTCCATCTGAAGAACCATATTATAAGTATGTACTTGAAGAATTAGAAGGTGGTATATCTCATAGTGAATTTCAAAACAAAATAGAAAAGACAACTAATCCTATGGATTATATAGAAGAAAGAACAACTTACAAAGAAGTTGCTAAATGGATGAGAGCAAACGGTTTTGAGAATGTAGCAAAGAAATGCGATAGACAATATCATAAACTGAAAGCTGGTGGTAATATCATGAGAAAGACAACAGAGATTCCTAAAGATAAAATAGGAGCTTTTGTCGGTCATATGCCAACATGCTTAACTCATCCTGATGAAGATAGATACTTAACAGTACGAGAAGCTTTATCACTTATGAAGTTACCATTTGACTTTATATTGCTTGATGCAAAAAGATCGTTAAACCACATATGCCAAAATGTACCAGTCACAACAGCAGAACATCCTGCTCGAATGGTAAAGGAATATTTAAATAATAACCTTGAGTTAATAGACACTCAGTTCTTAGTACAAGATAACAAAAAAAGAACCTATGAATATGAAAAAAACAGTTTACAACTCACTGATTTTATGGTATAATATATATAATGAAAAATAAAAAACGGAGAATATATGCCCAGTATTGATTTAAGGCCAAGGCCCAATCGAAACCCACGTGACAAACGTCCTCAAAAGGAAATGCCCTTTGACGTTGCACTTAGAAAATTTAAAAAAGCCTGTGAGAAAGCAGGTATCGTACAAGAAGTACGTGAACGCCAGTATTATGAAAAGCCAGCTCAGCGAAAGCAACGCAAAAAAGCTGAAGCTATCAGTAGGACTCGCAAATTACAACGCATGCAAGATGCATTTAACAGGCCATTAAAGGCTAGGAGAAGATAATATGTCTATAATGGATAAATTAAAAAAGAATAGTAAAGTAAAAGAAACTGCTATACTATCTAAGTCAATTCTTTTCGCAGAAAAGGATATCATTACAACAGAAGTACCAATGGTTAATGTTGCACTGTCAGGCGATATCGATGGTGGTCTTACATCAGGACTTACAGTTCTGGCTGGTCCATCTAAACATTTTAAAACTTCATTTGCTTTGCTGATGGGAGCAGCCTATTTAAAGCAACATGAAGATGCAGTAATGCTCTTTTATGATTCAGAGTTTGGGTCACCTCAATCTTATTTTGAATCATTTGGTATTGATACTTCAAGAGTATTACATACACCGATCACAGATGTCGAACAGTTAAAGTTTGACTTAGTGGGTCAACTCGAAAATATCGAAAGAGGCGACAAGGTAATTGTTGTTATTGATTCTATTGGTAACCTTGCCTCTAAGAAAGAGTTGGAAGATGCTCTTAATGAAAAATCCGTAGCAGATATGACAAGAGCTAAAGCATTAAAGGGACTGTTCAGAATGGTTACTCCTTATCTTACTATGAAGAACATCCCTTTACTTGCTGTTAACCACACGTATCAAGAGATTGGATTGTTTCCTAAAGCAGTTGTTTCAGGTGGTACAGGTATCTATTACTCAGCTGATAACATCTGGATTATTGGAAGACAACAAGATAAAAAAGGTACAGAGATTCAAGGGTATCACTTTGTTATCAATGTAGAAAAATCTAGGTTTGTAAAAGAAAAATCTAAAGTACCAATCTCAGTATCATGGGAAGGTGGTATCGAACAATATAGTGGTCTTTTAACTGTCGCTCTTGCTGGTGGTTATGTAACTAAACCAAATGTAGGTTGGTATGCTGCTGTTGATATGAAGACAGGCGAAATACTCGAACCAAAAGTAAGAGAAAAAGATACTCTTACTAAAAAGTTCTGGGAGCCAATCTTTAAAAACACTGACTTTAAAGAATTTATTAAAACATATTATTCAATTGGACATAGACCAATGATTGATATTGATCTAGATATTGATGTGCAAGAATAATGTATAACGTAAGCGAAAAAGACTACTCAATTGTAGAGAATGAGAATAGTCCACTCAGTGGAGTTCTTCTTAAAACTGGAACATGGAAAGGTGTTATGGTAGTTTATGGACAAGTTGGTATTAAAGAAGATCCTAACTTAGATATGGCTACACTTAGTTTTAATTATACAGTACAAGATCCAGGAGATTTTAGTGTAGACGAACTTGATCAAGATGAATCATTTAAAAATTATCTTGGCGCGATACTACAATATATAATAACGGATTCTTTGGAATACGCCAAAGAAAATAATTTATCAACAATAGGAATTGCTAATGACGAATCAACTACCGACTCACATACTGAATCATCTTCTTAATAACGAAGAGTATTGCAGACGAGTAGTACCATATTTAAAAAATGAATATTTTGAAGGTACACATAAAACGGTATTCGATCTTATTGTCAACTTTGTAAGTAAACACAATAAATTACCAACATCAAAAATCTTAGAGCTTGAGCTTAAAAAGATCAATGCTCCTGAAGATGTATTAAATAATGCATCAAGATTGGTAAATGAAATTGCTGAAAAATCAGATATTGATACAGAGTATCTACTTGATGAATCAGAAAAGTGGTGCAAAGAGAGAGCTGTCTATAATGCTATCATGGATTCTATACAAATCATTGATGGTAAAGACAAAGAACGAAGTGAAGGTGCTATACCTGAAATACTTTCGGAAGCTCTTGGAGTATCATTTGATGAAGCAATTGGTCATGATTATATTGATAACTCAGACGAAAGGTTTGAATTTTATAATAGAAAAGAAGATCGCATACCATTTGATTTAGATTATTTTAATAAAATAACAAAAGGTGGTCTACCTAATAAGACACTTAATATTGCCTTAGCCGGAACTGGCGTAGGTAAGTCATTGTTCATGTGTCATTGTGCAGCATCAGTTCTTAATCAAGGAAAGAATGTTTTGTACATTACAATGGAAATGGCTGAAGAACGTATCGCTGAAAGAATCGATGCTAACTTAATGAATTTGCCAATTGAATCTCTTGGATCATTATCTAAACATGTATTCGATGATAAGATTGGTAAGATAGCAAAAGCATCAGTAGGTAAACTTATTGTAAAAGAATATCCTACTGGCTCAGCTCACACAGGCCATTTCAGAGCTTTACTTAATGAGTTACGACTCAAAAAGAACTTTAGTCCTGATATGGTCTATATTGACTATTTAAATATTTGTGCCTCAAGTCGCATGCGTGGCATGGGTGGAAGTATAAATAGTTATACATATATAAAAGCTATAGCTGAGGAACTCCGAGGCTTAGCAGTAGAATTCAATGTACCTATAGTATCAGCAACTCAGACTACAAGGTCTGGTTTCAGTAATACTGATGTTGGGCTAGAGGATACATCTGAATCATTTGGTTTACCAGCAACGGCTGATTTAATGTTTGCTCTTATATCAACAGAGGAACTTGAAGAATTAGGTCAATTGCTCGTAAAACAATTGAAAAATAGATATAACGACCCAACCAAATACAAGAGATTTGTAGTTGGTGTGGACCGTTCCCGCATGAAACTATATGATGTAGAGGAATCGGCGCAATCAGACATCATGACAGAAATGGTGCCAGATAAACCGATAAACAAGTTTGGTGAAAGAGAAAGTAATGACTCTTTTGCTGACTTTAAACTTTAATAGGAGAAAATATATGAATATGTTAAATACAGCAAAAGCATGGTTAATGGACCGATGGAGCGAAAGAACTTCATGGGACGGCGGACTTATAGTTGGCCTTTCATTATCTTACCTACTACTAGGTGGCTTAGTTGACATAGTAGCTTGGGTAGCCCTTGCTTACGGTGTATACACTTTTATAGCAAAAGAAGTATAACACTCCTTTATTATTGACATTATCATGGGGGAGCTTTTGCTCCCCTTTTCTTTCCCTTATTTTAACCGCCCTTGAGATAGTGATTGTTGTGTAATTATTTTTAAAAAAAAGTGAAAAAAACGTTTACATTTGCTAAAAAGTATGGTATAATATACATATAAATTGATAAGGAGAATATAAATGTCACATCATATAAACGAACAAATCCTCGAAATAATTGCAGAGGATGTAGAGCAAATGTCTACTGGTTCTATATTAAGAGAACTAGAAGGCGGAATGAAACCAGGTGTTTGTGATTCTTGGGATGAAAGAGTTGCACATACTGATAGACTTAAAGTTATAGAAGCTTTAATCGAAAAAAGATTTGTGGAGGGTTGGAATGAATAATGTAATACAATTTCCAATATCGGATAAAATGAAAAAGATAGCTAATGCAAAACATAAGCAAGAAGCAAGAGATGAAATTAAAAGATTAATAACTTTAAGAAGGAGTAAATAATGAGTAATATATTATCACTAACACACATTGCTACAAACATACCTGTAGACATTGAATTAGATTTAGTCGAACTAGCTTGGGCTAAAG